GGCTTGCGCCCCGGGGCATATGGCTGGCTTCCAGCTCTGGGTTTGCATTAAGGTCCCCCCCAGGATGCGGCTACTTGCGCCGCAGCACCACCGTCTTTTCTTCACGGGTGGGCTCCTCAACCGTTACCCACGGTTGGTTCGTGCGCCCCAGAGCTTCTGCCACCGCTCGAGCGACGAGCTCTTGGAGGGTGGGTTCTGGGAAGGCAGTGGGCACTACCTGCACGAGCAAGTCACAAGGCGGCAAGGCGCTCAAGAACTCATCAAGGGACGCCTGCTGACTGGGGAGCGCAAAACAGGTGTTACCTTGCACCCCCCCGCGCCGCTGGCTGCCAACTTGGTTCTCTGTGACAGCCATAATTTCGATGTTACCACCAGCGCTCGGAACGACTACAGTCGCTGCTCCAGCGACGTAGAAGTAGAGCACCATCTGCTTGTCTGCAGTGGTGGTAATGTAGGCCTGCCCAGCGACGGCCTGGAGTGCACCTGTCCCGGTGCCCCCGGCCATCTGCTGGACATTGGACACGACGCCAGCGGAGGAGATCTCCGCCACGCTGAAAGTCCATGCGACCCCCACACTCACATTCGCCTGCAACGAGTCACAACTGGCCAAATACTTGCCGACGGGGGCGCCCAGCGCTTGCCAGTTGCCACCCGTGCCAATCGAGCTCGTGTTGTCATAAGACAAAGTCACGTCCGTCGTCTGTCCGGCACTACGGTCGCCGGGGGTAAACCCGCGATTCTTGTCGGGTTGGACAAAAGAGACGTTCACACCGCCGGCACCGGAGAAGGTGTAGGTCAACCCGGACAGGCCGACAGTGTGCAAGGCCAAAGCGGAGATAGGCCGACTCCCGGTCACCTCCACTCGGCCACGGACGAACAGGCCGCCCAGCATGACATTGTTGCCGATGCGGTCCGCCCAAATACGGTAGATCGCCTGATCCTGCTGGCGGTCCGCCGCTGCAGCTCCGTTGGCGCTGCTGTTCTGGCAGTAGAACCATTTCTGGGCGTTTTGGGTTACGTCCAGCTTCACGGAGGTGCTGACCCACGGGGGTCCAACCTTTGCGTCGTTGTTGTCCATCACCTGTTGCACAGTGGTCGGAGCGGCGTCTTGTGCATCGTAGTCGAAACAGTGCACCACCGTTCCAGACACCGAGGTGTTGGACTCCTGAGCGTACGCAATCTCCAGGTCAAGGAATCGGTACTTCTCGTAGCTGTCGGCCTGGGAAGCCAGCTTCGGGAAGAGGAGCGAACAACAAGGGTTGATCGGCGCATCAATCAGCTTGGCAAAAGCGGATGCGGCTCCAGGGGTGTTGATGTCGCTCACGAACTCATCCACCATGAGGATCGTAGAGCGACGTGTTCCGCGGGACTGCATGATTGCTCCGGTCGCGGCAGGGGCCGTGATGGGTTGGAACGAAACATGCGAACCAAGAAGGTTGCGCGAGGACCGTCCCTCACGCTTACGGAGGGACGTCTTCTTCTTGGCGGGCTTGCGACGGGGAAGGGCCATTCCCGCTGCAACTTTGCCCTTATTGCGGAAACCACGGTGGGTCGGGACATTGACGGCTCGGAGGGCTTTGAGGATGCGTTTCCCTATGGGGGCCATCGTACCAGAGGGATTTGTCCGCGGCCCGGTTAATTGTCCCGCTCAACGATCACCGCGAGCGCCGGGCTGCCAACATACACGTGCAATTCCTCAATCCCCTCCACCATCCTCATGAGCTCCAAGATCTCGGCCTCCCGCAACCCATAGCGCTGAGACACAAAAGCAATGGTGGACAAATCATAGGCGGTGGTGCTGGCCGGGCGAATCCGATGGACGGCTGAGCGGATGGCCTCAAACGGCACCCCGGCCGTCAGTCGCTGCATGACGTCGACCATTTGCCGCAGGACAGGGACGTAGCGGCTGACCTGGTACATGCTGGAGGCCACAGCAGCACACTTGGCCCGGGGACGTTGATCCATCTCCAGATCGACGCCTATCCGACACAGAGCCCGACCGAGCTTGGGACCGTGGACATAGCGGCCACCGACGGGATAGAATACCCCAGAGCAAAACTCCAGTTGCTCCAGGGCCACCTTACCGCCTTTTGGTACAAACCCAAAGCGCCTAAGCCGTTGCGGGTCCCAGGCACTCAACCCGGGAACAGCAGCCACCACAAGGTCGTCACTGGAGAGCAGCAAGCGGAATGACCAGCGCCCGGCATAGTGGGCCCGAGACCGCTGGGGACCGAGAAAGTCCTCAAGATCGTAGCAGACTGCCTCCGCCACCTCCTTCGTGTTGCCAAGGCCCGTGTCCGGAGAGCCAGTAATAGTGCGGCCCCGTGTGCGGAACCAGACGCCATGACGCGACCACCCGGAATTGCGCTTGTTGGCTGCCCTCATGAGCCGAGCTGCCAACCCAGTGAGGCCGTCGACGGTAGCTATCAATTTTCCAGGCATTCATCTCCGGCCGCACCCTGGCATCGTAACGCTCGAAATCGATTTGCCACAGCACCATGCCGGGAAACATGGACTCGGTTTCGGCCAACCAGTCGCCCAACTGCTCCGATGACATGCCCGAGGCCCACGTGATGAAGTGCTGGAGGGTCCAGTTGCGTTTGTAACGGCGCTCAAGCCCGTGGATCTCGGGGCCAACCACCGCATTGTACTGGGGCGTACAGGACTCCACTATCCTAGGCACAAAGGGCTTTGCAACTTGGGCCTGGG